ATGTGTTATGTATTATATTTTAAAAGTGGACAAGCTAGCATAAAGTAGCTTAGTTCACTAGGATTTTCAAATCCAATTTTTATCTTATTTAGAATACGTGTTTCATTTGATAGTATAAGATTTTTTCCAATATAATATCGACCGTTTAGATTATTATATATCCATTCATCTAATGCTTTTATAATATTATATTTTTCATCAATAGTCATGACTTCAAAGTAAGGAGGACAAAACTCTGTTCTCCTTACTTTAAATACGTTTAACGAATTAGCTTTTTTAAGCAGCGTCATAATGTGCAGTTAACCCAAACGGTGCTTCAAGATTTTTATCAGCATGGTCGTGGATAATAAATAATGTATCACAGTAATCTGGATCACCCCAACTATCCCATGGATATCCATCTGTAAACATAATAAACTTTTTAGGCTGAATATCATGTTGTTTCATGTATGTCCAGTTTGCCATAAAGTCGGTGCCACCTCCGCCCATAACTTCGTAGTCTAACAAGTCCTCAGCACCGTCAGAACTAAAATCTTGTTCATTATAAACTTTAGTATCGAAGCACCAGAGTTTAATCTTATAACCGGTAAATTCTTCCATTACGCCTTTTACTTCAGATATCATATCTTTGGCTTGTACGTCACCAATTGATCCACTCATGTCCATACTCATAACCACATCAATTGTATCTAGTACATTCATTCCTGGAAGAATAGCACCAGTCATTTGACTCTTACGATTTGGATTTATAAATGTATAGTCGTGGCTTATAATACTTTTAATTTCTTGTCTAATAAGCTCACGCCAGTTCATCTTAGGCTCAGTTAGATCTTTAATTAGTCGTTGTACTTCAGCAGGAGTATTACCTGCACCTGCACTTTGCGCCGCCTGCATCATTCCGTCTTTTACATCGTTGCGGATTTGTTCAAGTTCGTCTTTGCTATACTTAGGTCTACCAGCACCAGGCTTGCCATCATTACCTTCTTCGCCTTCGTCACCGTCTAATTCTAAATGCTCGTCTAGTAACTCGCCAAGTTTATCTAATATATCTTGACCTTGTTTTTTAACTTTTTCAAACAGATCATCATATACTTCTTCGCTAGTCCATTTACTGTATTTAAAATCTTGATAGCATTGTACAATACTAGGATTAGCACCAATACGATCTCTAACCAATAGATTATTAATAATATAATCTTGAGCTATATTAGACAGTAGTGCATGTAATTCTCTACCTTGCCAAGTACGTCTTCCTAAGTGATCAAACACACAATGTAAGATTTCGTGTGCAATAACAAACTCAATTTCTTTATTAGTTAGTGCATTAAAAAACTGAGTGTTAAAGTACATAAATTTGCCATCAACAGCAGCAGTTCCGCACCATTCGTCAGCTGCCACAATACGTAGGCGTGTTGCCATATTTCCAAAAAACGGATGACGCAGAAGCAATCCAACTCTTGCAATGATAATTCTATCATATACTTCTTTACGCATTTCAGCTAATTCTGTATCTGTGATGTTAGGATTAGGTTGCCATTGTTTAGTTTTAGTTGAAGGAACTTTCGTAGCCATTGTATAGTCCTTTTTGTTTGTTTACTACAATTAATATAGCATATTTTACAAAGAAGTCAAGTGGAAATGTGGCACTTTGCAGCGCCACATTACTATTTATTAAGATGCTTGAGCAGCTTTGATATATCTTCCAAATCGCTCATGGAACTCGTCAAAGCATTCAACTGCATCTGGGTCAATTGGTAAACTGTATTGCGTTAGAGCTAGTTTAATACCCATTACAACTAGTTCAGTTTCAAAGTTATCCATAGAGAACCTTAGGAAGTTATTAACCATTGAATCAAATTTCTTATTGCTTTTTTCTTCTGCATCTTTTAATTCGTAACATAATGAAACTGTTAAAGAATACATAGCACTAATTTCTTTAGTTTTAAGATCTTTTACTTTACCTGATAGTACATCAGTTGGATCAGGCATATCGGCAGCAACTTTACGGTGTGCAAGAAATTTAATAGCTAGTCCTTCACCAACTGCACCTGATACAAGATCAGTTGTAGTTTCGGTATCTAGGGCATCGTCAAGTAATTCACTTACAAATGTCCACGAACGGGGTGTTGCAAACGAACGACTTGAAGTACGAGGATCATAATCATAAAGATCTTTTTTACTGAATTGCATGTATCCAACTACATCTTTATGGATCTTATTATCTACAGCCCAATCAAACCAATCGTTGAACTCAACTTTTAGTTCAATATGCACAAAGCGATTAGCAAGTGGAGCAGGCATACGGTAAGTTACACCTTTATCGCCTTCTCTATTACCAGCAGCAACAATAATAACATTGTCAGGTAGTTTATATTGTCCAACACGGCGATTAAGAATAAGCTGATATGCAGCCGCTTGTACAGCAGGCGGTGCAGAATTCATTTCGTCTAGGAACAGTACAATATTGTCATATTGTTCTGCCATCTTTTCATCAGGCAATTCGTTTGGTGCGCCCCACACCATTTTGCCAATGTTTGAATCAAAATACGGAATACCTTTAATGTCAGTAGGATCCCAAAGGCTCAAACGAATATCAATAAGGTGACTGTTTGAAAATGTATTAGTAACTTGAGCAACAATGTCAGATTTACCAATACCTGGAGGCCCCCACATAAACACTGGACGCTTTTTCTTCATTGCATGAGTTAAGCTTTTCTTTGCTTTATTTGGACTAATAGTGCGTGTATTCTCAGACATTTGTTATCCTCTATGTTAAGTGTCTATAAAGTATAATAGCATTAGATGACACTAGATGTCAACCAGTTTGTAGAATATAAAAGTGTTTGATATCAATAGTTTACAAATTATTTCTAGTTTTTGATAGTGCTTTAGCTATTCCATACTTTCGAATATCACCGGAAAACAGAGTCAATTCGATTGATTTTTTTTGATCAGTTACAAAAATACTGCTTTTGGTTATATAGTAAGGACATTCAATAAATTTATCTAAGAATATAATAGTTTTAGTAGTAAACGGCATGTCTGGCGGAAATGATATTTCGTATACAGAAACATCAATTTTTTTTAATAAATCAAACCCTTCGTCTGTTAATCGCAACCCACCTTGTTCTTTACTTCGTGTGTTTTGCCACCATCGATGAATATAGTCGTCAACAGTAGCATCATTTGTCGATTCGTCTATCTGCTGTAAAAAAATCTTTGTATATACAATCTTATTGGTCATGTAGTTCTTCGCCAGCAGTTAATTTAACTACACGGAACTCGTCTGTCTTAAACATTTCGTTTAACTTCTTTGATAAATTAAACGCATGTCCAGGATTTGAAAAACTCGTTTTCTTATATTTTGGACCTGGGTAGCTAGTTAATGCACTACTACTTTTTAAATTAAAAGCCGAGCCTTGATAAAATACTGCCCATATTGCTTCGGCATCTAATACTTGTTCACATTTATAGGTTGTTTTATTAGTAAATTCTAATTTTACTGTTGGCTTAGGTCTACTCATATGTATAATTCCTTTAATAAACTACGCATATATTTATCTTTACCAGTGATCGCCTTGGCCAATTTGTAATTCAATAATTTGATTTGAATCATCTTTTGATTCAATTACCAACTTTTCAAGGTCGCCTTCTAGTCTTGCCATAACTATTCCTAAACTATAGGCAAGTGTTTTTGCATTAGTTATTGTTAACCGTACTTCTTGTTGGTTTGACAGATCAGCTGAACTAACTTGCTGTATAAATTGTATAATTGGATTAGTGTTTATCGGCTGATTGTGCATGTTTTAGTTCTGCTTTCATTTCAATTGACGTCTTAAATGGCCCACGGTGTTCGTTTTTTTCAATTGTAATTAATTTTGGGCAAAAGCTTTTTAACCATATTACATTAAACTTAATAATATAATATCCAGCACAGTATACACTTTTTGACTTTTCACCTTTTGTAAATAGAGGAAGTTTTTTTGCAATATCAAATACTACGTTGTACGGTTTTCCTTTTGTTGGAAATCCATGTATGTTATACTCAGATAAATCGTCAGCATGTCGTACTGTTGTTGTTAAAAAGTTATTGCCAAATGTTTTATTAATATGTAATTCGTCTTGATAAAAAGATACATTACCTTTTTGAGATAGTATAAAACTATCGTCTTGTTTTGTAATAGTTCCGATACGTTGACCTTCTTGTTCAACGATCCAAAACTTATTTTCTAAAACTGTTTTTGCTTTTATATTCATACTGGGTACCTTGCTTGTAATGGTTCTGCAAATTGTGCTGCTTGATCTGAAATACGTTGCATATCCCATTTAGCACAAAACTTCATAAGTCGCATACCGACTTGTGTAACTTCTTTAGGAGTCATATGTTCTTCAATAACATCATTCATAATACTTCTAATGTTACCAGGCTGTGCAGTTAAATCACACAATACAACATTACGTTGATAGTCATCTAATACACGATGTTCTACGCCTTCGTGATCTACCCAACGTTGTAGCATCATGTTATTCCAATTATAGCCTTTTGTATCTTTGTCAGCAAATGCTTCAATAAGTCCAACTTTGTTTTTTGTACCTTTCTTGCGTACACCTGGATAAGCACTAAACACGTTATCACTTGTATCACCTCTCATACATTTTTCAAACAACATAAACGACGGCTCCGGCGCGGCCTTAGGTTCTTTAGTCTTCTTATCAATAACCGGTTCTAGTTTTTTATCATCAAAGTAACCTTCGTGTGTAATAATAGTATTTTGTATACCATTATACTGCTTTACATTAGGTGCAATGAGTTGTGCAAAGTCGCCGTCTGTACTAATAATAACATGATTATCATTAGGATGTGCTTGTACCCAACCTGCAATAAGATCATCTGCTTCTAGTTGTTTGTGTTGCATTACAGTACAGTTAGTCTTTGTACTTACAAAGTCTTTAAACTCGTCAAAGATCTCCCAAAACGCTGTATCTTCTTCACTTTCGGTTACAGTCATTTTATTACGTGCAACTTGCCTGTTACGTTTGTAAGGCTCGTAAAAGTCTTTGCGCCAACTACGGCCTTCTAAGCAGAACACAACATGATCTGCATTAAAGTCTTTCCAAGCTTTTTTAACACCCGCAAGTGTAATATAGTGCCATGCCTACTTTTGTGTCAATATCTCCACGTACTACGTGCCTTGCACGAAAGAATGTGTTAGCTGTGTCTACAAGAATATAAGTTGCCATTATTACGCCTATTATTAGTTTATATTATATACGATTATAT